TTGACACCCATGTATAAGCGAGAAAAGAAGGCTAAAGACCCCAATGCTCCAAAAAAGGAAAGAACGCCAGCCCAGATTGCAGCATGGGAACGCTGTTGTGCAGCCAGAAAGGCAAGAGAAGCAGAGAGATATGCTTTGAGAGAGAAGGAGATGGAGGACATCAAAAAATACAAAGAAAGTTTAGCAAAGAAGCAAACAAGAAATGTTATCAAGAAGGCTGTTAATGTGAAAAAGAAATATGCAGTTGTAGATGAGGTTTTAGATGATATCAGCGATGGTGAAGACATCCCACTTGAAGTTGTTAAACATGCTATTAAGGAACGCAGAGCAAGAGCACAAACTGCATCAAGACAACAAAGACAACCACAACCAAACACCGAATATTATGAGGAGGATTTTGTCCCAGCCCGTCCAATACTCCGCTTTGTATAAATATCTATATAATATATAACTATGGATATTTATGAGGACAGCCGTCTTATAAGTTTAAACTCAAAAGACGCACGCAAACTAAATGGAGATTATAATAGTTCATGTTTTTTTGATATACCCAATATAGTTATAGACCCAGAGGAAGATGTAGAATATATTTTAGCACAAGTAGAAGATTTTGAACTGCCAATAAGCTATTATTTAATTAATGACACGAATGACACACTGCACTATCGCTATAACTCTATTGACACATCAATAACAATCACACAAGGAAATTACAATGCAACAACGCTCATCACAGAATTGCAGCAAAAGTTTAGCGACAATAATTTAACGGCGACTATAATTCTATCAAATGTAACTGGAAAACTGGACTTTAGGTTCTCCGCCCCAATCACAGACATAACATTTTTTTATAATCTGTCAAGGAATCTAATGACTATTTTAGGGTTTAATGCAACAATAACAGGGGTGAGTTTTATAGCTCCCGTCCCGTTGAACTTATTAGGAATCATGAAAGTCAATATATGTAGTAATGCTTTAGCAACAATAAATAACAGGACGAGTTCTCCCAATTTATCAAACAATTTAATCCAGACTATAGCAGTCAATACAACATCATGGAGACAATTAACTTATATTAATAAAACATCACACGCAGGAAGACTTAAGTCAAAGACTTTAGATAATGGTATCGATATCCAGCTATTCGATGATGACGGGAATTTTTTGGAACTAAATTCTATAGATTGGTCGCTCACTATACAATTGAAAGTGTTTAGAAAATATCGCACAAGAATAGACAAAATAAACATGGAGCAATTCGCTCAACCAAAACAAGAAGAGAAAAAACAACCCAATGTTTTAGAGAAAAAGCAAAAAGATGAAGGAACAGGCGATGAAGATTTAGATTTATTATTATCAAAATAATTATCTAACAACTATATATAATGGCTACATTACCGAAAGAAATGGACTACTCTCTTGTTGGGCTTCCTTCCCAAATAACCCAGCAATCATACGTTTCCAGAAGTACCAACGGCAGCGAATTCTCAGCAAACAATGTCGTACAATTCAGTCTCATATCCAACAGAGGCACATACCTTATCAACGACTCTCTTCGCTTGACCTTCCGCATCAAGGTGACTGCTGATGCTGCGGTTGATTCTTCTATCTTGGGAATTCCGGCTGCATCAGTGTGGGATCGATCAAGTGTATACTGCAATAGCGTAGCGGTTGAGGATATAAACAATTATGGTGCTGTTGTCAATGCTCTTTTGCATTCCAAGCTCTCTGTTGCACAGAAGATGGGATATTCTAAGATGTTCGGAAACGAGTTCACAGCGAACGAGGCGAACGATGTAGATTCTTACCAAATCACAGCGGGATCAGGTGCTAACATTTTGGAAGTGTCAATCCCTTTAATGAACTGCCTTTCTATGGCGGAAAAGTATGTGCCCCTCGACAGCGGCTCATGGCTTATCTACCTTACCCTTAGCGACCTTGCTTCTTTTGCCCTTGATGACGCAGCCGGCGGAGCTCCTTCTGCTACTAACTTCTCTGTTGACAACTGCGAAATTCACTACAAGTGTGTTACCCTTCCCCCAGAATTGGACGCCGCAGTAAAATCACAGGTTGATGGTGCTGGTGATATTTACTTCAAATCTCAGTCTTACGCTTCTGCTGTTGCTAATATTCCAAATGGTACATCAGGAAATTTAAGTATTCCGTTCAGCAACTCACTTACCAGCATAAAATCTCTTTGGTGCTTATTCTGTAAAACAACCACATACAAGAACTTCGCTTCTTTCAACATCTGTAACGGCAGTGGCTCCATCCTGTGGAACGTGGCAGGGCGTCAATTTCCGACCAGCAGAATCGATATGACAAACCATGAGGCAGAGGCGACAGCCGAGTTCTTGGAAGCTATCCATGGAGTTCATGCCAGTGACTCAGTCCAGTGCTCTTTGTCTGCAAACAACTTCCGTACTATCAACTCGGCATACGCAGCCGGCGATATCAAGGATCTTGGAAAATGCTACTTTGGTATCAACACTGAGCGTCTTGCTGGAAAGTCATACATGCTCACAGGTGTGTCATCCCAGAACTCTAACATCGCTCTTGAAATTGACGTAGGCGTACAAATGACGCAAAGTGCCAATGTTATCCAAGTATTCAACTATGATCTTCTAATGAAGTACAACCCAGCCCAAAACACTTTGGTTGTCCTTAAATAAATAAACGCGTAGTTTTTTTATAAAAAAAAGTCTTTTTACATTATATAAATGTCAAAAAACGACACAAGTTATTTAGCAAAAGTCTATAAAATCTATGATAATACAAACGGGAATGTCTATTTTGGTAGTACGAAACAACCATTAAGCAAACGATTACAGCAACATAAGATAAGTTTCAAAAGTCATTTAAAAGATAAAAGTAAAAAGAAATGTACTTCTTTTGAAATACTAAAAAACGATAATTACACTATTAGTTTAGTGGAGGAGTTTAGCTGTCAAAACAAAGAACAACTACGAGCACGAGAGCGTCACTATATAGAAAACAACGAATGTGTTAATAAATGTATTCCTTTACGGACAGCACGAGAGTATTATCAAGCGAATAAAGAACAAATAGCAGAACAAAGGAAACAGCATTATCAAGCGAATAAAGAACAAATAGCAGAACAAAGGAAACAGCATTATCAAGCGAATAAGGAACAGATAGCAGAGTACAAGAAAGGATATTACATAGATAATAGAGAGCGTATAGCAGAATATAATAAAAATTATTATCAAGCAAATAAGGAACAAATAGCAGAATATGATAAAAATTATTATCAAGCAAATAAAGAGCGTATAGCAGAACAAAAAAAAACAAAAAGGCACATGAACGCTGTAAAAGACTTGTAATATAAACCATTAGAATAAATTTAGTAAATTGTATAATTAATATATCCATTAATTATATAATGTCTTTGAAAGAAGAATTAAAGAGCCGTAAGCCAAATTTAAGCAACCTATCACTGATAGCCTATGCATCAACGCTAAGGAATTTATACAAAGCTGTTTTTGACGACAAGCCAATAAAGTTGAAGAATTTTGACAACACAGAAAAGATACTCGATCACTTGAAAGATAAACCGGCATCAAAGCGTAAGTCTATTTTAGCGGCATTAATAGCGATGACAGATAATGATAAATACAAAGGGTTAATGAAAAAGGACATCAACGAATATAATGAGTTTGTGAGAACCCAAAAGAAAACAAAGACTCAAGAAGAGAACTGGGTTGATAAAGAGCAAATAGATAAGGTATATAATGAGGCAGAAACCAAAGCAAAGGCTCTGTATAAGAAGGCAAACCCAACTATGAAAGATTTACAAGAAATACAAAATCACATTATTTTAGCACTGACAACAGGTAAGCATATACCGCCAAGGCGATTACTCGATTATACGGAATTCAAAATCAAGAATGTGGATAAGGCTAAGGATAATTACTATGATAAAGGGACGCTGGTATTTAACCGATTTAAGGGCAGCGACGAAAAAGAACCGCAAAGAATTGTTGCCCCACGAAAGCTACAAGCAATCATGAGGAAGTGGATAGAAACAAACCCCACAGACCATTTACTCTTTGATAACAAAGGCGGAGAGCTAAAGAACACGCAGTTAACACAAAGATTAAATAAAATTTTTGGCGGTAAAATATCCGTTAATGCTATCCGTCACACATATTTAACAGACAAGTATGGCGACACGATAAAGAAAGCAAAGGAAATCAAAGAGACTATGGAAGAGATGGGTAGTAGTGCAAACATGTTAAAAAACTATGTCAAAGAAGAATAAAATGTCAGCAACTATATATGGATAGTGAAGACCAAATATTCTGGACGTTCTTTATAACAACAATGTGTGGGTTTATTATTACCATAACAAGACAAATGTATAAGTCCAAATGTAGCAAGGTATCACTTTGTGGAATCACAATTGAGCGAGACGTTCAAGCAGAGATAGAATTAGACGAGCAAA